GGAAGTACCTTTACCTCCAGGATGAGAGAAAATTCTCTCACCACCCCCCCTATTAAATAGGGGAGGCCCACTGCAGCTTGGTGATGACGGCTACAGGTCGTCCACTATGCTCAAGATGGTCTTCAGAAAGCGGCTTGCAGCCGCGTTTCAAGAAGAACTTCAGCAAGGCCATTGGACCATCCAACGTACACTTACGAGGGATTTCCTTTATTACAAGACCTCTACTCAGAGGTTTATGTAAATCAGGGCAATCCTTACCGTAAGGAATACGACGGAAAAAGGTCTGCTTGCCGAGCAGCTGAGACTTTTCAGTCACATATGGAAGGGGAGCTAATCCCTCAAGTATGTGATCGAGGTGTCTAACGCTAGCCCAGTATCCAATTTTATAAAGTTGGTTACGGAGTGAAACGGTAGACGCCATCTCAGAAGCATGGCGGCGTGATACAGGTAGCAAATGAGTGATGTAAACAGGTTTAACGTTTACACCCTCGTAAGCATCCACGCCACAAGACTCTCTGAACTTACCAGTCCAGAAGGACTTGTCGCGGTTTACTCGAAGGTTAAACCATTCGAGCTCACGTATCACGTCAGATGTCATGTCTACGGGGACAATGATATCGTCTCCGTAGATATGCACATCCCTTGAAGCCTCTAAAAGAGATTTCAAGGAAACACCGGTACCACGGCTCTTTACAATACCAGAGAGGACGATGGTATAAAAAACCATCGCTTCAATGGGAAAGCAAACAGCCGAACCCATAGACGCGAACCTATAGAGAGAATGAATCCCTCTATTAGGCACGTCAGCTCTTAGAGATCTGCAAGCAAAAAGCATCTCACGAAAGTGAGGGGCCTGCGCAAGCATTTCCCATACGAGTCGACTAGAGACGCGATCACTAGCATCTTTCAGATCGAGAGTCGCAAGACTCTGATCTTTAGAAGCTAGTAAAGCTGCCCGTTGATTGACAGTTTGATCAGTGAACCGAATTGAACGGTACAAAGGATCATCAGCCTTTTCAATGGACAGTACAAGAAACTCCAGTAAAGATTGTTGTGTATATTGCATACACACAGGCTCTACTGAAATAATTCTTGGCGTCTTTAGCGTTTTAGGAACAGAGATGACCCTAACGGGTTGCTCGTCCGGGGTACTAGTGAACGTAAATTCCTCAATCAGATCTTTGAAGTTCCATGAAGGAACTAAAAAGTCTGAAGAAGGAAAATACGGCTCTAGACGTTCATGCCACACCCTATGATTGAATTTATCGTTTCCGATA